GTACCGAAGTATTTCTTTAGCTCGAAGTCGAGGTATAGAACCTTACTCTGCTTAACCGGCATCCCCAGCCACGGCATCCCATTGGATGCGGCGATGGCCAAGTTAATCAAGGACCATGTTTTACCGGCTTTCGAGGAGCCTGATATAATCATCTTACATCCCTCGTGGAGGCATCCCTCGATAATCTCCTCAAGCTCATTGGCGGGGTTAGTGGCAAACTCCATGCACTGGCCGAATGACATGATGTCGGGTAGTGGCTTGGGATCGTCATTCCTCGTCTCGATTGAGCGGTTTGGCATATTGGTGACAGTTGGGCTGTCTAGCATATACTCGAGTTCAATCGCTTTTAATTGTGCTTTATAATATGGGTCGTCTTCAGGTCTCATCTGTATTATTTGGTTTTATGTGATTTTTGATTAATGTTAAAATTATTAGGGGCTTTAAATTTATGTGATTTCTGACAATGAATATAGCATCGCCCTCATTCATCCGCTTAACCATATCCATCGCCTTGACTGGTTTAATACCTAATCTAATAAACCGTCGTACGATGGTTGCCTGAAGTAGGGTATTCGTCATTCCCGCCAAAATAGAATGGGTTGAATGGCGGAATACTTCTCTCCCTTTTCAGTCTTCGGTTTTCTCGTCCCCCAAGGGAGTCGGACTAATCCGAGGGGAGAGTTATAGATCGATGGGTCGGCTCCTAGCTTGATGGACATATGCCGGAACTGCTCGAACTTACCAGGTATCCAGTCGTACCAACAGTGAAGACTCTGACCGCCACTATCGACTATCATCTTGAGGGGACAAATTGCTTCGAGGGCAAGTGCCGGTCCAATCTGTTCTGCCTTGGTCCAGGTTGGATCATCGATTTCATGGACCAAATACATCCGCTCACCCGCATTCTCCTTTACCCGAGGACCGATATCCTTGAATGGATTATAACTGATAAATTCCATCTGCCCTACCCCTTGCGATATCCCCCAATCGCCCGCTGACTTGATCATGGTATTATATTTATCCGCCTGAATATTTATCCATTGGTCGGGCTTGAATAGTTTGGAAACAGCCTCCTCCGCATTCAAAGGAATGGCGGAGGAGCGGAGTTGAAGCATCTCGAGGTCTTCGGGCTTACCTTTTGAGTTTGTTGAGATTGTGGTATCAATAGATACTTTCTTGGTTGGACTGATAATCTTCTCACCTGAAAGAATTTGATATGCACCGGTGAGGGCGTTTCGGATCTCGTTTGGCTGGAGTGGTCGGCGGGTAAATTCCTTGGCCACCTCGAGGCAGTAATCATGTGCTTTCTCAAAGTCTGATTGATGGGATGCCACTCGGAGGGTTAGGCGGGCAATAAAGGTATGATGGCCAAAGTCTCCTTGCGGGAGTCGGTCGAAGAATCCCGCCATGTCTGCGGATAGGATAGCCATTATTCCTTACTTTCCTCTTTTAGAAACTGAGCGATGTAGTCGGTAATTTTACCTATGGCCTGAGATTCTATCTGCTGAATAGTCTTTCTGTGAATCCCCGCCTTCTCCGCCAGTTCCCGTTGGGAGAATCCCTCGTGGTCGTCAGGAACTTTCTGAAGCATATTCTTCAGCTTGGCATCCACCGCCATCTTTTGGATGGTATTATCTGCCATCCTCCACACTTACCCATTCATCGATCATACCGCTTGGAAGTCCCGCCTCGGACACATGGGTATCACTTTTATCCGGCTCATATCCTTTCCTGGAAATATGGATTAGGGATGTGAGAACTTCGTGGGCATTCCCCCATCTCCTGATCGCCCATGCTTCGTTTGGGAAGCGGATGTCATCGAATACAATTGTTCTCTTCCCGATGTAAGGCTTGGCTATTTTATAGGCTATATCCACCCACACATTTGGATAAACTCTTTCCCTACCCCACTCCGTGCCAAGAGACTGTAAAAGTTTTCGGGCATTTAATTCTGCCGGAAATTGGGGGATCGGTTCTTCCTTAAAATTTAAATACTTTTCCCCAGGTAGTATGACCTTCAGCATTTCTTTTATTGGAGTGGCGAAGGATAGAATGACCGCTCCCTCGATTGTTTTGGCGTAGGTGGATTTACCCACACCCTTCGGGCCGCATAGGCCGATAATTTTTGGTTTCATAGTGTGTAGAATAGTGAGTCGATTAGTGTTAAAATGACTGCGGCGACGATGTAAAAAAACATCAGCGTTGCCAGGACGAACAGAACGATAAATCCGATGGTTTCGAGGAGTTTCATGCGTGTTGCCTTTCATGGCATGATCGACAGACAGAGATTAATTCCCATGCCGGTTCACTGCCTGGAGATTGATTATAAGATTCGTAGGTCATATGATGGACTTCAGTCGCTTGTCGTTTCAAACAGCACTGGCAGATGTTATTATCCCTTTGGAGAATTAGTCCTCTTTTATCCTTCCAAACCTCCGAGTTAAGATATCTGTTATATGAATCCTTCCACTCTAAATACTCTTCCTCCTTACGGGCTTGCCGAGCTTTTAACTCTTGCTGAATTTGATTCTGCCGTTCGATGTTTTTTTGATTCTCAAATTCTTTAGCCTTATCCTCATCGATAACTTCAACTCCAGTCGGAGGGTAATCCGCAGTCAGTACCCCGCAAGCCCCGCAAAGGAGGCATTGCTTTTTATGGCTAATGCCACTCCCTTGCGAGTAGTACGGATGGGTTTTAACTCTGACCCAGCGACTCGGTTCATCGCATTGTTTAAAAGATATTGCTTTGTGGCATCCCATCCCCAAACCTTTTAATCCCTTACCTCGCTTTGATCGGATAATGTTTCAGCTAATTGCCTAAATCTCGCCTCAAACATCTCATTAATTAATACCTCAAACTTTTTGGCAAACTCCTCATGGGTTTCTTTCGGCAAAATCTTGAGCCAAGGATTAATAGTGTCGCTTATTAGTTTTTTTATTTCTTCCATATTTAGTAGTGGTTTTTGATTTCCCCCTCTGCCTCCAGCGGTAGTCCTGGCATATAGAGAGGTTCTTGTGTTAGTAGTTGGATCATTAAATCTAAAGCCGCCTGTCCCTCGTTCTCAGCCACTTCAACTGTGACTGAGTCATGGACATGAAGGACGATGGGTAATCCGGCGGCCTCTATTCTTAGGAGTGCATCCGCCATAATATCTCTCGCTGTCGCCTGAACTAGGTTCTCGGTAAGTAAGCCCCCATATAATTTCATCGACCCTTGCCCTCTTACCTTCTGACCGGTCAGTTCCTTGCCATTATCGTTTACATTGAAATATCGGATTACATTCCCTGATCTCATGTGCATGACTGCACACTCGGGAGTCTGCTTGGCCACCTCACGGATGTGGTCCTCACACTTCTTCCACAACTCGACAATTTTAGGATTCTGATTTCTAAAATCTTTGACCTGTTTTCGGCTTTCAGCATCGGTCATCTTTAACTTTCCGCCGGTCAAAGCCTGTGCCACTTGGCCGAACTTTTTTGGACCACAACCATAGCCCAATCCGAGAACACGGGCTTTACATAAGTGGCGAAGTTCGGGGGCTAAGTCCTTCATGGGTTCATCCTCATTGTAGAGTCCAGTCGCTCGGCCATGTGCCTCGTAAAGATCAATCCCGCCTCTGACCAAACCTAAGAAATCAAAGTCCCCGCAAAGATAAGCCAACACCCTCGGCTCGATTTGCGAGAGGTCGGCAGAGACCATAACTCGGCCTTTACCGGGAGTCAGACATTTCTTGGCCGATGTACCCTCAACCTCGTCCCGAGGAATGCCCTGAAAGTTTAATCCACCAGCACCACTCCAGCGACCGGTATGTGGCGCACCGCAATATTTAAGTCGGGTGGAAACTCGATGATCGGGGCGGACTCGTAAGATCATAGATATATATGTCTGCCTAGCTTTATTGGCCTTCCTCCACCTTGTCATCGCTTCGAGGATCGGAGCGTATTGCGGATTCTTAGCCTTCCATAAAAGTAATTCCGAATCACCCTCCTGAGTAGACTTTGGGGGTTCAACATTTTGCATCTTTAAGT